ATGCAATTCCCAACCACCCGTATATTAGCGTATATCAATTACGGTGTCAACTACTTTTTTTACGAGTTTTTGACGAGTTTCGCGCGTGCTACAATTATTTGCGACAAACAGCCGGTCACAAGATATCGTAATCAACGTCCGCTGTTCGCTCTGCTCGGTGACGACCGACGTCGAAGCGCGACGAGCGTGCACCTAACGGCGCGCATCACGTACAAAGCAGAACACCGAACCCCACGCACTCACCTGCGTGGGGTTCTTTGCATACACGAACACCGCCCCGGATGTGGCGGTGTTTGTGCAGATGACCGTCAGCGGGAAAGGCACCGCGTACGACGTTGGTATTGTATCACCGCGATGCAGTTCTGCCAAGAATAGGACACCGCGGCGATGACGTCATTGTACTACGGTTTCGCTGGCCACGTCGTCGCATTCCACACCAAGCCGTCGGTGATGTCACGCAGTTCTTGACGATACACGCGCCACGCTTCCACCTGCGCCTCGGTAAGATTCACATCGGGCAATTGCGTGTAATCGGAATTAACGAGGCGCAGATTGCGTTCTGTGCGAAGTGCGTCCATGGCTTCGGCTTCGGTGTACGGACGATCTACAAACGGCGTACCTTCGACAATGTCGGCGTACTGATTGCCGTGGTCATCCCAGTACTCAAACGTAATGAATTGCGGTTTGAAAATGCGGTATAGATTCATAGCAGCACCATATGAAACATTGGCGACTCGCCGGCCGCGTCTTCGGTGACCACTGCAAGCGTGTGCGTGCCCGTCGTGGTCGTGGCTCGGTACTGGACTTCGTCGCCGGCTTTGAAGAATCGGCAAACGGTGTGCATAAACTTCACATCTCGGAGCGCACCGACGCCCATTGAACATACTTCGATGGCGTTGACGCGTAAATCGCCGTGGAAGTTGTCGCGTGTCGCCAACGAGCCAACGACGGTCACCTTGTAGTATCCCGCCATCGGCACCGTGATGGTTGCGCCTGACCACGTGAAGTTGCCTCCGCTGTCGATTTCGTTTTGCCATGTCACGTTGACGCCGGCCGTGGTTATGCTGAGCGTTGCGGTGCGTGTCAGCGTGATAAACACCGCATCATCGCGGCGCTCAATCGTGCTGACTCGGTCCCGCATGAGTTGAGATTCGTCAGTTTGCAGCCAAGTCAATGCGCACCTCCTCAACTCCTTGGGAATTCATCGACAACGACACGGCGAAGATTTTGCGCGTGATGGTCGTGGTGATGTTGGTCACGACACTGACCAAGTCGCCGAGGTAGTAGTCGCGACCGTAGCGCCACGCCGCGGACTGCAACACCTCGATGTCGTACGACTGAATCAAGAAGCGTTGCCGACGGAACCGTGCCCATGAAAGATTGCGCAGTTGATTTGTATTGGTTTGGTCTGCGCCCTTGACGTATGCCTCGCGTAGGTCAATGCCAGTCGGTGCGGTCGTTGGGTAGATCGTGCGGATTGGGTTTTTGTCTTTCCCTTTGCTTCCGACGGCGTGGTACAACGATGCGTAGTTCATGATGTTCGTCGACCTGCTGAGGTTGCCGACGGTGTTGTTCTGTTGGCTAAACTTGACGACCGCGGTACGGTTGGCGCCGAGGTTGTCGGCGTAGAACAACGAGTAGCCCAGCGTAGAGATGTTGAAGTTCACGGTAAAGTCGAGACCGCCGATGTCGGCCACTTTGACCATGGTGTCGTACACATTTTCACCGCTACACGATACTTCGATAGCGTCGCCGATGCTGAGGTTGGTGGCATTGGTGGCCGTCGTGATTCGTCCGTCGGTCCATCGTGCAAGGTTGGAGCCGTAGCGACGCGTGAGGTCAGCGGTGATGACTGGGGGGTTGCCGTTGGCGAGACTGCCGATATTGTAGTTCCACAGATTCGTGAGGATTGACGACGCCGTTGGATACGTAGCAGTTTTGAAGAACGAGACGCCGAGTAAGTTGGGATACCATGCAACGATGCGAGACTGCAGGATACACTTTGCATCGATTGCCGTCACGCTCATGATGGGATTCTGACCGTACGAACGATCCCAGAACCGTATGAAGCCGGTGAACTCCGTATACGCCTGCATATCGGCGTCGACGTCGCTACGCACGATTTCGATGATGTATCCAGCGTCCAAATCTTTGACGACCGGCGCATTGAGATTCACCGAGAACGTCGCGACGCTTGGCGTGTTGACTTTGTGCACAACGGCGATGTCGAGCGGGGTGACAATGCCAATCGGCACCCCGCCATCGTCGTACAGTTTTATGACGTACTGTACTGCCATCGTTTAAGCCCTGCTAATGGTAAAGACACCGCTGGCGTATGATTGAGCGGCTAAACTGCTAATCGTTGTAATTTTAATTACGTCCGTTACGGCCGTTGTAGCAATCAAAGACGTCTGCGTCATGGTGTGCGTTGATCCGCCCGACGATGCCATACGTGTGGACTGAATATTCGTTCCGTTTAATGTGATTGCCAAAACACGATTGCCGGTGGTGCCTGACGTGAAATTGCCGTACGCATTCACCAAGTACAAGCCGATGCGGCGCACGGTGATTTCTCCGGTGGTCGTGTTGACGCTGAAGATATTGTCACCGGTAACCGAAGACGACGAGTAGCCGGCGACGTCGTACGACGTATTCGCCGTGGTCAGCGTCGCCGTTCCACCGCTCATCGTTGCGTAGGATTGGTAGGGTAACTGCGTGGTTGTTCCGTACATCGCATAACTGTGTACGATGCCCGACGCAGCGATGACGGCGCCGGCGACTTGGACCGTGCCAAGTAGGATGTACGGTACCGCTGGGGTTCCGTCGTAGACTGCGAGACGCACGGAGTAGGTGCCCACGGTTGTGCCGGCGACGCTCCGAGATACGGCGATTGACCCAGCGGTCGCGTTGACAAGAAGAACGACGTTGTAGGTTTTGTTGGCCAGCGATGAGATGACGATGCCGGCCGACGAAGTGTTCTCGTAGAAGTAACCGTTGACAACCGCGGCGCCGTCTGCGATGGTCAGCGTACCGGTGCCGACGCCGGTCATAGCCAATTCACCGCCGACCTGAAGCACGCCGTCGCTGAGTGTCTTGGTCTCCATTGCGGTCATACGCGATGATGCGTAGCCGCTCCCAACGTTGCCGTCACCGTACGCAGCCCCGGTTCCCGTCGCCATTCCGATTGATTGCTCTGCCATTGCTTAGACTCCTATATAACGCGGTACGTAGTTGATGGTCACCAATGACCCGCCATCGGTCCCCGTTGCCGATACGCTGAGGGTATTGATACCATCAAGGATAAACGGCGAAGGAAACAAGGCAAAGTTGGTGATGTCCGAGTCAATGCTTAGCCATGAAAAGCGGTTGACACCGTCCTGATCGGTGACGGTCTTGAAGTTGTACTTGAGATTAATCGACACGTACGTCGACGCAGGTATCGGTGTGGTGAACTTAATACTGTGATTCTGCCCGTCTGTAATGACAAGGTCCGTCAGAGGGCCGACCGCAGTAAGCACGGGGTATGACAACCATGTTCCGCCATATATGATTTCGGTAATCCTGCTGATACTGTCGGCTCCGTACGGTACGGGGTACGGTTTGGGGTATGGCGTTGGTGTACCAAGGATTGAACTGGAAAGTTGTTGTTCAAACCCTGTACCGCCTGACCACGTCGGGTCGGAGGCGCGCAGTTGAATGACACCGCGAACATTAAAGTCTTTGCTGTCGGTGTCCATGGTAAGACCGCCGATAACTTTGACGTCGATGTAGCGTGTTTGCACTCCGTCAAACGAATCATCATACGTTAATCGCAAAGATGCTTCATCGTTGCCGGGCTTAAAAATGTTGAGGATTGCATTGCGCAATTGAAAATGGCTGTCGATTGTACTTGCTGGCGCAACAAATGGTAACGAAAAAACACGCGGGTCGAGACGAAAATCAATGTCGCTGTCGCCTTCTTGGAATGGTCCCCGTTGCGTAATCCGATGCGATGGCGCCAAGCCCCAACCGATGGTGCCGGATAGATACACTGTAAAAGGGATATATCCATTAGGCTCTGTGAATCCACCTTCAACATTGAATGTGTTGGTGCGACTACCGCGAAACAATTCCACAATCATCCTACGCCTCCCTCATGGTCATCATCCATGCGCGTGCGTCGGCGATGAGTGACGACTCACTTTGTGCGTTGCTGTAGTTGGCGGTGAGCGTGATGTTGTTCACCGTCGAGGCCGCAGTGGCTGCGGTATCGGTTGCCGCTCCGACAATCGAAGGTAGCCCATCCATGATTCCCTCCGCCATGCCCTTGGAGAAATTGACGCCGATTTGGTCGCGCATCAGTTTTGACGGCGATGCAATACCGAGAAACTTCTTCGCCGCATCGAAGGCCGCCGACGCCGCATCACGCGCCGCGTCCGCAACGATTCCGGCGCCGTTCTTGATACCGGCGGCGATACCGTTGATGATGTTCGTCCCCAGTTCCAACGCCTTCGGTGTAATCTCGTCGAAGAATGTGTTCAAGTTCTTGTCGAGGTCGACAAAGAAGGCCCAAAGGTCTTCTAACGCAGTGCCGACGGTCTCTTTCAACGTCGTCCATGCGCCTTGAAAGTCACCGGTGACGAGTTGCGACAACGCAGTGAGAATGCCAGTCACCGCGGCCATAACCGTGGTCACCAAAGAGAAGAACGTGTCGAGCACCGTTTGAATATACGGCCAAGCAATGGTGAACGCTTGGCTGAGCAACGTCCACGCAATGGCAGCACCTTGGAACGCCAAGACGAGCACGTCGCGCACCGTTGTAGCCAGTGCGGTGAACACCGTTTGCAATGCGGTCAAGACTGACATCATCATAGGCGATGCCAAGTATTCCATGATGGCCGTGCCTGCGCTGGTCATCGCGGTCAAGAAGATTTCGCCGAAGGTCGTCGCCGCGTCGGTCAGTGGTTGCAAGAAGACCAACACCTGTGCAAGGTAGCCGTTGAGTACTTCAAGGATACCCGGTACCGCTGCAATGGCGTTGCGTATGGTGTCGAAGATACCCGCCGCGGTTCCTGATTCGTTCATCCCGTTGATGAAGTCAGCAATGCCGGTGACCACGTCGGCAAAGATTGGAACAAGCGTGTCGGACAAGAACGTACCGAACTGCATCATAAGCGGCATAAGCGCTTCACCGAGCGTCTGCTGTATGCCTGCCATTTTCTCTTGCAGTATGACCTGCTGGCCCGCGTAGGTGTTCACCGCAGCCTGTGCCGAGCCGCCAAACTGCGTGTTCAGTTCTTTCAACATGACTTCTTGTGCGCCTGCAACGTTGCCCGCTTCCACCATGGCTT